TCGTGGTCAGGTCTGCACCTGTACCAGTTGCCAGCGCGATATACCCATCGGCCCCGATGATGACAGCTTGCCCATAAAATAGGTTTGTTGCTTCACCTGCAGGATCGATGAGATACTGGGACGTTGCCCCAGCGTATGGCTTACCATCCGCACTGCGGACTGGACGTAGGCCATAAGGAGCTGCTGTAGTAGCCATAGCTCTATTTCCTCACAATCTGAGTTTCAACCAAAGCAAGCTCCCCCGAAAGGTTACTTGCCAAACGATGATCGTGTGCTTCGCTCTGGATTCAGAACGGGCATACGAGGGTCTGAGTTGCGCAAGTAGCTGTTATCAACAGCCTGCATCTGGCTTTGGGCCTGACGATTTTGTTCATCACGTCTAGCTTGCACGTTTTCGGTTGAGTTCTGACAAAGCAATAACCCACCGACCTCAATATTGTCTGTAAATCGAGAATCGATATCAGACACAACTTGAAGGTTTGGATGATCTTCTGCACGAACAGGTGTCCATCCCTCACGAAATCTAGAAGAAACATTCGTGTTGTCACTCTGTCCAAGTGGTGATGTGCGAATCCAACGGTATTCAATACCGGGTCTGGGTTCGGGGACAGGTAACATCGAAGGTCTCGACCATGACACCTTGCGTTGATCCGCTTCGCGGGTCTCTGTAGTGCGTGAGTTTCGGTTCGACATTATTTCATATCCTTCATTAATTGCGCCGCATATTGTTCATTTGACAGACCAAGCCGCTTGGCGAGAGCGACCTGCGTTGAGGTCAGTTGCACTTTGCGTGGTTTTTTGCCACTTCGAGCGGCAGGGGCAACCACGTTGCCAGCTTGACGTTGGGGTGCAGATTCCTCAATTACAGGCCCATCATCAAACTTATCTGGGAACACGCGGCGAACCGCGTTGTCAATTTGATTGTAATACTCATCGCTTCTCGGATCAATACCGTTTCTAACGAGCTTCTCGTGTAGTCCGTAAGCGTACCCTGTCATTTCAGGGTCTTTCTCGAACCAATCGTTCTTTGCAGCCCAGTCCAACGCACGTTGATCTGGCTTTGGTGGCTGCGGTGTTTGTTGCTGATACTGCGGCTGTTCTACAGGCTGCTCTCGGCGTGGCTGCGGCTTGTAGTTCTCATATCGAATCTTTTCGTTCTGCAGTATTGTTAGCTTTTCCTGTGCCTCAATTAACGCATCAGGATCGCCGGACTCGTAAGCAGCTTTGTACGCAGCCTTCGCTTTATCAAGCTCTGCAGCTACGCGACCTTTGGCTTGATTAACAAGAACACCTTCGCCTTCTTCCAAGGTCTTACGAAGTTTCTCGTTTTCTTGCTGTATCTGCTGTGCGTACTTTAAGGCTTCTTCCTGAAGACGCGCTGCTTCTTCTTTCGCACGGCGTTCTTCATGGTACTCAAATTTAAGTTGTTTGATGCGCTTCTGCACACCCTCGCTATACTTCTCAACTTCATCATCACTAGGAACTTGTGGTTCAGCGTTTTCGGCACGGCGAGGCTTACCTTTGTCTTCGTCAGGCGTGTCGTCTACAACTTCAATCTCAAAACCGTCATCATCGTCTTCAGTAGCTATCGGACTTCCTTGAGCCTTTTCAATAGCTTCTGCGACTGTTTCTTCTTCGAACTCTTGTTCTTCTGCTAAATTATTCATGCTCTTGCGTACCCCCGTGGATCATCGACCACTGCTTCCACAGTGTCGTCGTTAATAAGTCTGAACTCTTTTCCATGAATCTTGAATCGAGTGCCTGAATAGGATCGAAAGATTACAAAGTCACCTTCTTTACAGAAAGCCCCATTTGGAAATTTTGATTTATCTGCATACGCATCTGGACCTAATGCCATTACAAAACCAATAATAGATGCTGTTTCTTCTGCAGATTTAAGACCGTCTGGCATAATAACCCCACCTTCGGTCTTGTCACTCATTTCTGGTACGCCAATAAGGATTTTGTATCCTTGTGGTTTAGGTAGTTTAGAGGCTACCTTGTCCTCTGTTTCCTTGTTTGCAGTATACATACTTTACCTTGCAGTGATTATAGGTTCACAGATACCTTGCGTGGACTATCCACGAAGTACTCCCAAGTTAGAGATTACCTGAAAAGATGTTATTGTTCAATATATCTCTTCTCAAGCTCACTTAGGTCTTGTTTTACAAACTGAAGTGCCTCGTTTCTCCCTACGATACGATTATACATCGCCATGTCTTCAGCTTGCCCTGACGCGAGAAAGTTCTTTATATCTTCCTCGTACTCATCGATCTTCCGCTTTAACAGCGTGAAAATGTCATCCATCTCCCTTTGTTAGCTCCTTTGCTATTTCAATACCAAGTTTTGCGCCTTCTTTCTGGTCTTCACGTTGTGATTTGTCCAGATCGGTGGCAAGTTTCACACCAAGACGCGCCCCTTCGCGTTGGTTCTCGGCGGAAATACGTTCTGCATCAAGCTGTAGTTTAGCTGTATCCATTTGGATTTTATGCTGCAGCTCTTGCTGTTTCATCTGCAATTCCATCTGCTGCATTTGGACAACTGGGTCTTGCTGCTGTTGTTGGATTTGCTGCTGTTGCGCTTCCATCTGATCTTTCTGGAGTAGCTTCTCTGCGGCATCTTTTGCCAAGCGAGAAATTTCAATCTCAATATCTTCTGGTAGCGGTTGATCTTCATTTGGCATTTCTACGCCAAGCATCTTTTCAATCTCACGGCGGTACTGGAACGCAACGTGTTCAGTGACGTGTGCTGCCATAGCCTGACCAATCGCTTGTGCAAATGGTGACTGACCAACCAGCTCTCGCATCTTCGGGTCTTGCATTGCAGCCATGTGGACTGCGATGTGTGCTTCGTGATCTTGGTACTTGAAGGCTTTAACTGGCTCTTGCTTCAAGAGCATCATGTTCTCAGTCACAGGATCAGCAGGCTTGATGTCATCTGGTAGTTTGATGATGTCATCTGCGTCTTGGATACCAAGAACTTCTAGCATTTGACGATGCAGCTTACCCATATCATACAACTGGGGGGCTTGTTGGGATAGCTGCAACGCCGCCTGATACTGCATGATTCTTTGGGACATGGTTGCAGCATTAGGATCGGAAACAGGAATTACGTCCACACGAGCATCAAAATCACGTTGACGATCAAAGTCACCGTCCATCTCGTATGCGTATTCGGCTGGCATATAGTCACGGATAATACGTGCCAATAGTCGTAACTCGTTTTTCATGGATGCATGCATACGTGCCTGCACACCACTCATCACCTTCATGGATCGCTCCATCAAAGCGAGGGTAGTACCCACAGGTGCCTGTGAGTTCATGTCACCTACTTGGATGTCCGCAACTGAGCCAATACGTCTGCCCTCTTCGACAATGTTTCCAAGTAACGAGTAGAGTACGCCTGACGGCTCTTTATAAGGGATGAACGTAATCGAATCACGTATAGCCCCACCCGGAACATCCACATCCCTGAACTCGCCCGGCATAAGAGGCGTGTCGTCACCCTTGATCCTGAGACCACGAGCTTTAAGACCTGCTGGCAAATTAGATAGTGTACCAGCATCAATGAGCTGACGCAGTATTGAAGTCGCAGACTTAGCCAATCCCCCGATAAGGTGGATAAGTCCCGTTCCATAGAAGCCAAGTCCCGGCAAATATTTGTAATGAACGAAGTGGAGTCGTTTCTTTTTCTTTGCGTCATCTTCATACCAATTCCGTCTGATTGCTAAAATCTCACGGGAAGTCTTATCAATAGTGATGACGTAAGGACGTGCAATACCGTCTGGATCGTCAAACTCTTCTGGCATGTTCATAACAACATGCATCTCAAGGATTGTATGGCGATCATCATCTTCTATGACTGCATGCTCCCCATCAAGCTCGTCATATTTTTCTTGGATGTCTGAGAAATCTGGTTCTGGATCAGGCAAGTCTACGTCACGGTAGAACCCTGCAACCTGAAGCTCTAGTATCTCGTTAGAGGTCTTCTTCATTATGTGCGTGTACCGTGGGCAGGACGCGAGGTCTGACGCACCGTAGGACGCAACGAAGTCTTCCGCTGGGACAAACATAGCCACAGGGCGATCCTCTAACGGATCATAGTAAACTTTCTTAAACGCTGAACCCGCAAGAGGTAGCTTAAATAGCATCTGTTCAGTCTCATCGCGGTATTCTGTCATTTCTTCAGTCAGAAGATAGTTCATCTCTGTCTGGATTCTGTCTGCCTGATCTAGCTTTTCAGGAGTCATTTTGCCCATAATCTTGGTGCGTACAGGGCCAGATGCAGGGAATAGTTCCCCCATTGCCTGCGCTTGGAATCGAACAACCGCTTCGGTTAGTACTGGGTGGAATACACCAGAAGCACCTTGCCACGGTTGGCTGCGCTCTTCGATCTTCATACCCAGCAAATCAAGACCTTTGACGTAGGCTCTCGCCCAATCCTGTCGAGACTCACGATCAGACTCAAAGTCACCTACAAGTTCAGATGCCATAGACTGTAGAATAGCTTCATCGATGAAATCGGCTAAGTTAGCGTCGTGTTCAGGGCCAATAAGCTCTTCAGTCAAGCTACCTTCAAAGTCAATTATCATCCCACCATCTTCAGTTTCGATAGATACCGCATCGGGATTTACTATCTCTACTTCTATATTATTGGCTTCTTCTACAATATCCTCTGAGTTTACATTCTCAGGATCAAAAGGAACCATAGGCTTTTCGACCGCCATTCTAGTCTCCTAAATGTGTACACAAAGCTATAGTAGCAGAAAGTACTACAGCACGTCTAGTGGCGAGGCAGACCCATTTGGTGGGGAGGAGCTGCCTCGCCTTGAGACGCTAAAGGGAGAGTTGCGCCTCGTCCCGTAGTATAACAAGAAAAAAGAGGCCATAAAGACCTCTTAGTTCAGGGAGGAGCATAAAAATGAAACGAATCCATCTTACATGCCCCATCGTACCACAAACACGTGTTGAACCAAAACGTTATTTTGTGTAAAGTTATTTGTGAGCAGTGAGGTGCATTTATGGAAATGTATATAGATATAGCTATGGGACTTATTATTACCGTTGGTGGGTGGTGGTGTAAGAGTCAGCATGATGAGCTAAAGCGCGTAACTGTTCTACTAAACCGTACTCGTGAAGAAGTTGCCAAAGAGTATGTATCTGTAGCCCGACAACAATCCGACATGGATCGTGTCATTGACCGTCTTGACCGTTTAGAAGGGAAACTGGATAGACTCATAGAAAGATAGGTTATGGCTATCTTAGAGACTATTGCCGCCGCCAACGCGGCCTACTCGGTGATAAAAACTTGCATCTCTAACGGCAAAGAGACTGCAGACCTCATGTCTAATGTTGGTAAATTCCTCACAGCAGAGGAAGACCTCAAAGAAGCCGTCCAGAAAAAGAAAAATAGCCCCCTTACAGCCATCACAGGTGGCTCTGAAGGCGACTGGGAAGAGTTTCAACAGCTCGAAAAAATCAGAGAACAGCGCAAAGAACTCGAATCTTATATCCGTTTGTATGGAAGACCTGGCCAATGGGATAGGTGGATACAGTGGCAAGCTGAAGCTAGAAAACAAAGAGCCGCCGCTAGACGTGCCGCAGAAAAAAAGCGCGAAGAGCAAATGGAAGCTCTAGCAACCGCAGCAGGTATAGGTATGGCAGCTATTGTTGTGGCACTTGGAATCTATTATCTGGGTTTGTGGTTAGGTAAGTGGTAATGTGGATACTTTTATGGCTTCATATCCTCAACGGAGAGTTGGAATACTATCACATCGGCACATATAGCAGTGAAGCAGCCTGCAATGCCCAAAGAAACAACGCCCAAATCCTCAAGAAAAACAAAAACACCGCGGTCTCCTGCATATACCTTGAGTCAGAACGAACACGGTAAGTGGGCTGCGTATAGTAACACAGGACAACTTCTTATCGTGTGTAGTCATAGGCGAATAGCAGAACGCTACGCTAGTAATATTCTCTCTTCCGGTAGTAAGGAGCCTCGTCGTCCCACTCGTCAGTCGGAAGACGAATAAACCCGCCCTGACGGAACCTCAGTAGTGCCATCACAGTGCTATCAACCAAGTCATCGTTAGACATGAACGGGAACCCAGCGATCTCCTCAACCAGCTCGTCTGCCCAGCGGGTGGCTGGCACCCACGCCATGCCCGATGCGATGATATCTGCCACAGAATTAAGCCTTGCGAGCTTGTCACCTGTCCCACGGTGAGGTGTATACTCCTGTACGGGTAGCCCCATACGCCGCATTTCTTGATAAATTGCCACACCAGAGGACTTTTTCTCCACAATGAACGCATCTGGCTCCCATTTGCGGTACTCATCCATGCATAAGTTTTTCAATTCGGGAAATTCTAGGCGTTCTTTGATAGAATCCAGCAAAATCAGGTGATGAGCGTTCTCATCTTCGTTAAAAAATACGCCCCACGTGGTAAGTGCGGTGAAATCGGCACGATTGTGCTTCTCTGCGGCTGCGTCGAGGGACATAATCACGTATTCTACGGGCGGTGGGTTGTCTCTAGGCCAAAGTCCCCACCATTCTCGCTTAATTATGGATGCTTCTTCGGCTGTAGGCTGCTGTTGGTACTGCGCATTCCACTGGAAGGCAGGCATAGAGGCTTTTGTACGCTCTAGAGCAGCCAAATCAAAGAACTCAGGCCACAATGGCTTCTTTATTGGCTTCCCATTCTCGTCATCTGCGTCAAGAATCGCGGGAAACTCCACGATCTCGTACTGGTCAGCCATGTCATTCTTGACCATGTCGTTAGTTACGCGCCCGGTAAGGTCATCCATGTGCCAACGTGTCTGGACTATGGCAACCCGACCACCCGGCATAAGGCGAGTACGTGCGCCGAAGGTGAACCACTCGTATGCTTTCTCGAACACAGAGAAGTTTCCGTTAATAACATCTTGCTCAGAGTGAGGATCGTCAACAAGCAACAAATCAGCACCGCGACCTGCAAGTGCAGACCCGATACCACACGCAAAATATTCACCCCCGAAGTTTGTGTTCCACCTACCTGCCGACTTACTGTCTACCGCTAGACTAACTTCTGGAAATATGTCTGCGTATGCATCTGTAGCGATCAAGTTACGAACTTTCCGCCCGAAGTCTACCGCAAGGTCTGTGGTGTGGGACACCATCATAACCTTTTTGCCGGGATTCCGCCCAAGGAACCAAGCTGGATAGAATATACTTACAAGCTGCGACTTACCATGACGGGGTGGGATGTTGACGCACACACGGTCTTTGGCCCCACTCTCCAACGCCATAAGCTGATCCGCCAGTATGCGATGGTGTCGGCCCACCTTGTAGTCAGGCTGCATCCGCTTACAGAACTCTATCAGATCGTCCCGTGACTTCTCCAGCTCGCTTTCTTCTTCAAGCCGCCGCACCATGTTATCAAGAGTAGCCAGTGAACCATCACTAGATTCATCCAGCATAGCCAACATTTCTTCATATTCGGCTCTGGTCAGCTTTATTGGCTTACCTTTTGAGGGTTTAGATATCTGTAAGTCCAAGCTCTTTGTCCACGTCTATGGGGCCATCGTCTGTTACATCTTCGTATTCGGCATCGTCTACGATCTCTACCATGTTTGCGAGTTTCTGGCGTAGTTGTTCTCGTAGCTCATCTGTAGACTGGTGGGTGACGGTCACCTCTGTACGCTCTGCGAACAGCCCAACCTCTCCAATCTTACCTAACAACTCCAATGCCCGTATACGTATCCGCGAGTCAGCGTTGTCACTCTCAAGAATCAGCTTGTTTGTCACAAAGTTACGCACGTCTGCGGCGTTATCTACAACCTTATGACTGAACTTCTTGAGCATATCATTCGCCAAAATGATCTCGGCGGGGGTCATTCGTGCTACCCGCTTGGTCGTTGCAACCGCAGAAGTCTTCTTTGGGTCTTCAGCATAGGCCGTTGTCAGTGCAGCGGCGGTGTCTTGCGCTTCAGTATTCACGTCTATTTGCAGTCCGTACTCAGATAAAAAGTTAACCGTTTCGGTAGCAGCCGCCGTTTTGTCAGCCAAGTCATCAAGCTCATGCTGAATCTTTGCGTTGCTCATCGGCACATCGGGTTCTGGTTCGATATGTAATGTCATGTTACCCACCTTGTTTACTCTATTATAAAAAATTTTTCGCATATATCAATCTGGGACTCCTATGCCAATTTTTGAATATGAAGGGGGGTGGGGGTACTTAGCGCGCCGAAAAGG